GCACGGGCTCCGGCGGCGGAGCAGGAGCCTCCACTTTCGGCGCGGGAGCGGGAGCCGCTATCGGGGGCTTCGGCATCGGCTTCGGCACAGGAGCCGGAACCGGCGCTTCGGCCACCGGATGCGGAACGAGCTTCGGAGGCGTCGACCTGTAGTACGGGATGAGCGCCGGGTGCGACAGGCAGGTCTGCGGTACCGGCACCTTCTGCTGTTTCGGCTCGAAGGTGAGCGCCCGACCATCGGCCCCACGAACCTGTGGGATGACAATCCGGGCGTCGGTTGCGTTATCGACCTCGATGAACTTCATGCTGTCGCTCCTCGGACAAAAAAAACAAGGGGGCCGGGATTCCCAGCCCCCTTGCGTCACCTCTCATCAGGTGAACAGGATCTCTTGGATCGAGAGCGCGTTGCCGATGCCGAGCCCGAGAGCCTCGTAGCTCCAGAACTCGATCATGTCCGCCTCCTGCTTGATGAACAGGGTGGCGTCCTGGAGCAGGTAGAAGTTCCCGAGGAAGTTGTTCGGCGCCTGCGGAGCGAACAGGTACGCACGCGTGTCGTCGTACACGTCCGCCTTGATCGTGGTCACGCAGGGGTAGCCCCACAGCCGCTGGCTGGCCTCGATGCCCTCGTCGAAGTGGCGCTTCGCGATGTCGTGGCCGACGGTCGTCGCCGGGAGGTCCAGCGCGTCCATGTAGCGGCTCTTGGTCAGGAGCATCTTGCCGATCGGCCGACGCCGACGCAGCATGCTCTGGCCCGCGCTCTTGAAGGTCGCGCTCTGGAACGGCCCGGGGGTGCGCTGCACGGCCGGGTTCAGGTTGATGATGTCGGTGATGAGGTTCCGGAACGCCCGGTCCTCTTCATCCGCCATGTCCTTCACGCTGTTGTCCGAAAGGATCTTCCGGATGTCCGACGTGTAGGTCATCAGCTCGAACTTCGACTTGGTGAAGCGCTGCGATTCGACCTTGCCGAAGTAGATCGCGTAGCGCGGTCCGTAGAACCACGTGCGCTGACCGGTGCCCTGGAACTGACAGAACGTCGCCGTGCTGTCGGGCTCCTTGTCGATGATCTTCTTCGGTTGGTCGGTGTGCTCGTCCCGGTCGATCTCGTCCTCGGTGATGCCCACCGGAACGATGATCTCGCGAACCGCCGCCTCTTGACGGAGCTTTTCACGGATGAACGCCGAGCTCTCGACCTCGGCTTCCTTGACGCGTCCTTCCTCGATCTTCCGGACGAAGTTCGAGTTGACGAAGCGGGCGGTGACTTCCGGAGACTCTTGCTGGTAGTTCATGGCTTGTCTCCTTTCAGACGCCCTGTGGGATGATGACGTGCAGGAGGCCCGTCACGGTGTTGTAGCCTTCGCTCCCCACGTACCCGTACACCTGCTCGTCGGCGGCGGGAACGATGCTGGGAGCGGCCAGGCGGAACTTGCCCGCGTCGCCCGTCGAGGTCGCGCCCGGACGAACCGGGGCGCCCGGAACGAGACCGGCGTTCGGCGTGAACTGGTCCGTGATGATCTCCATCCCTCCCTGGAGGGCGGTGATCTTGTGGACGAACGCGCCGTCGTAGTCCTGGTCTCCGTCGACCGCGACGAAGAACGGCGTCCGCGTTCCCGAAGCCTGGAACGGGATGACCGTGACGTCGTTGTCGGCCAGGACGGCTTCACCGGCGAGATCCATCATGACGATCGCGCCACGGAAGATCGGGCCGGGAATCGGCGTGCCCGAGCCGCCCGGCGTGCTGTAGGGTCCGAGCACGCCGTGCACCTTGAGCACGGTCGCCAGGGACGCCTTCGCCGCTGGATGCGGGTCGTGGCCCCGGAAGTTGAACTTGCTGTTCAGAGCAGTCATGTTGTTTCCTCCTCAGCGTGTCACTGAGCAACCCACGCAACGAAGCGTGCGTCCTCTGGAGGCATCCCGCTGCTGGATGCCACTTTCTGGGTTCCATTGTCGCTCGGCTCACCCATCGAGTCAACTCTCTCCGTGCCTGCCAGCTTCGAGATGAGCGCACCCACCTCGGGGTCAAGGTTGGACAGTTTCTCAGCGAGCGTCGGGTCGACGGGTTCACCAACCGCTTCCGTCAGCTTGGAAGCCAGGACGGAAGCCACCTTCTTCTTCTCTTCCCTCTGCGCAGCGATCTTGGCCCCTTCGAGACGCTCGATGTACTCGGCCGTCTTGTCGAGGATCGCTGCCACTTGGTCCATCATGGTCGGGGTCATCAGACTCCTCCGAGGTTCTTCTTCAATTGAAGAAGTCCGCGCGCCGCCGTCAGGACCTGCGCGCATTTGACCGCCTTCTGCTGGTCGATCTTTTTCGCTTCTTGGCGAATGGCCTCAGCCGTCTTCCGGAGACCGTCCGCCAACTCCTTGGGCGTAATCGTCATTTCGAGCCTCCCTGAAGGAGTTGACGACCAAAAGAAAGGACGTCGTCGTACGTCACCGGCGGGTCTGCCGACGCCGCTTTCACGATCTCCGCGACTTCGTGAAGTCCGCGAGCGATGTCGGAAACGTACTCCGGTTCCTGAACCGCGGCTTTCTTCGTTTGTCCGGCCGATTCCTGGCGAATCAGCGACACGACTTGGCCGATGGTCGGTAGCGTGCGCATGTCACTTCCTCCCGGGCGGTGGTGACGCAGGCGGAGTGGTCAGGCGAACACCGAACGCAGAGGCGAGCTTTTCGAGCGCCTCCTTGTACAGCTTCGCGTACTGCTTCCTGACCTTTACGCCGTACATCTTCAGCCCTGTTGGGAAGCCTGGATCACGTAGTCGACTTCCATCGCGCCCTTGAAGAACTCCTCGGCCGCCCGATCCCGGACCTCGCCCAAGCAGTCGGCATAGCCCTGCTGGAACTGCTCGGCCGCGATCTTCTCCTGGGTCTGCGCGTAGCCGACCTGCGCGATCTTCTCCAGGACGGTCTCGTTCATGTTGACGGACGCGAGCTTCGTCTCCGCCTCGGCCGTCTTCTGGCCCTGGACTTCCTCCTGGATGCGGCGAGCCGCATCCTGGTAGCCCAGCTCGGCCGCCTTCTGGAGCTCCGCGTCCGACGCCGCGACCTTCACGGCCTGCTCGGCGAGCTGAGCCATGCCACCGGGCATCGGAGCGGCCTGAGCCGCCGCCGTCTTCGCAGCCGCGTCGTACGCCGCGAACTCCTCGATGGCGCCGTGAGCGAAAGCCCGCCCCATCAGGGCGGCCTGCTTCACTTCGCGGTCCATCTCCGAGCTCACGATCTCCTCCGCCAGCTTGAAGAGGTCCTGCGCCGGGTTTCCCGCGGCCGGGGCGGCTTGCGACGCCACCTTTTGCAGGGTCTCGCCCAGCGCGCTGGACAGCTGACTCTCGGCCGTCTTCGTCGGATCCGGAGCAGCTGCCGACGCCTTCTTCTCTTGTTCCTCGATCTGCGCCAGCACGTTGTCGATCAGCATTGTGTCTACCTCTTTCGCCAGGTTTCGCGTCTATCTTAAGACGCTTTGTCCTTTTCTACAAGAAGGAACTACCCTTCCACAATCAGCTCTCCGAGCTTCTCGGCCAACCGGTCAAGATTGATTTCAGGGAGCAATACCGTGTCCGTCAGCGCGGGCATTTCGTCCTGCAACCACGACGAGATCTTCGTGCCGCCCTCAGCAACTCGGCGGAGAACATCCTTGGACTTGTTGGCGACATCTCCACCGATGTCCATGAGCGGATTGACCACCCGCTGGTTCGCCCACTGCCCCAGCCGACTGCCGCCGAGAGCCTTCAAGCCGAGGGTGCCCACACCGGCCGTGATGAGGGGATGCTCGGACGCGGCTTCCTCGGCGTAATCGAGAAGGCGTCGAGACATGGGCAACCCCGGATGGCCGATCGGAATGCCCTCTTGCATGCGCGTGCTGTAGTCGTGTCCGAGGAGCGCCATGAGCCCGAGTGTGCCCACCAGGGGCATGGCGTAACCTCCGAACGACCCCACCTTTGCGAGCTCGGTCATCGCAGGGACAGGAATGCCCTGGTCCGTCATGTAGTGCGGCCCCATGCTCGGCCACTGAGAAAGGCCAAGGGCACCGAGACCTCCGGCGACCAGCGGCTTCATCCAGGCGCGTCCTGGACCCAACCCGTGTCCGATGACCTTGTACGCTCCTCCGAGCAACGCCGTACCGCCCAGCACCTTGTACAGGTTTCGTTTCGCAATCTCGTCATGTGCCGAGATCGCCGCACCGCGAGTCGTCGCGTAGCTCTGACCTGTCGCCGGGTCAGTCAAGGTCATCATCGACGTGTACGGCGGCTCATCCCTCCACTGCTCGGGAACGATACGCCGCTTCAGATACTCCCCGATACCGGAGCGCTTCTCCATGAGCGGAGAGAGCGCGTCGAACAGACCGGGGTGCACGTGCTGGGGACCCAAAGAGAGGGCCCCGGAGTCCATGAGCTGCTGGATGATCTGGGGATGATCCTCCAGAAGCTCGAAGATCCCGTGTTGAAGGGCCACGGACTTATCGAGGAGCTCCGGAGCGGGAACTCGTTTGTACATCTTGATGATCGTGATCTTCACGACCTCAGGAGTAGTCGGGGACATCCCTCGCGCCGCCATGGTCGAGAAGACCTGCGGCATCGAGAGTTGGGACATGCCTTGAAGCATGTCGTCCGGGAGATTGATCGCCGCACGTCCCAGCTCATGTGCAATCGGCACGCACCGTTGCATGTTCTGGAACTCGACTGGGTCCATCCCCGCCGAACGAGCATCGATAGGCAGACCCTGAACGAGCTTGTCGATGACCGCGAGCTTGTGCGCAGCACCCTTGAAGTTGTTGAGCTTGGTGAGGTACTCCCCAGCTTCGGCCCCCGTGATCTCGTACGGGCGCTCGTTCGCGACTTTCTTCATCATGAAGGCAATGGGGTCCGCAGGGCGGAACACCCACGAGATGTCGAAAAACTTGGGACGGGGGTTCAGCGCGCAGACCTTCCTCCCGTTGATGACTTCACGCATCTGGAAGCGGAGGTGGTTGCAGTACTGCGCCCGAGTCGGAGCCCGGTTTCCGCAGATGTCGCAGACGTCGTACGGAACCCGCGTCCCCATGCTGACGGGAGGATACTCGCCGGCCGCAATGCGGTCCGCCAAGTCCGGAGCCTTCCCGTTTTCGAGGTCAATCAGGAGTTCGACCCGGTGCATCGCGGAATTCCAGAAAGCCTTTATGACCTTCCCTACCGCCTTCGCCGGGTCCTTGTTCACGTGGTGGCGGTAGTTCATTCCGAACTGTTCGAACGTCTTGTAGTGGTGCGTCAGCGTCTCGTCCGCGGCGATCCACGGGGGAGTCTCGGTCTCCATGAACGGAAACTCGGGAAAACCGTCTCCGTTACGGTTCTCCCCGTAGAACTCCCATCCGCTCACAGCGAGGACATAGACGAACGAGTGTCCTGGCACCGGCGTCACGGTTTTGAAGAAGTCATGGCCCACGCTGGCGTACTTGGTGACTTCCTCGATACACGGACGACCGTTTGCCCAGAGGAGGACGGGCTGAACCGTCAGCTCGCCGGTCTTGGGGAAGTAGGGCTCAAGATGGATGATCTTGTCCACTAGATGACCCCGCGCAGAAGCTCCGCGAGGTACTCGCGTCCGTATGCCTGCAACTCGGCGACTTTCGCCTTTTCCGAGTCAGCGATATCGGACTGGAGCACCTGGTTGAAGGTGTCGTCGACCGCCACCGCCGTGGCGATCTTCAGTTGTGTCAGGGCGTCGGGCAGGTCCTTGCCGAGGTCTCTCGCCAGCTTCGTGACGGTCCGGCACATCCTGAAGGGGTTGGACCCGTCAGGCATGAACTCCGCCTCCTTCGCCATTACGCCGTAAAGAGCGTTCGCGGACTGTGCTGCGCACACCCCGATGGCGACGACGTCATGGTCCTCCGCGGTTTTCTCCGCGTAAGCATCCAGCGTGCCCAGGTTGTGGACGACGCGGGCGACTTCATGTGCACTGAGTCCCATGGATCACCTCAGCTTCGAAAGCGCGAGAAGGCCTTCCCGGACCGGTGCCCACCGGCGCTGTCTCGCGGCCATCATGCCGCCCATGAACTCCGCGATCTTGGGGAAGGTGAACTCGGTGAGCCCCGTGGTCTGCG